TTGCCATTAGTCAAACGAGGTGACAGAGAACTCAATCTTCTCTTCTGTCTGCTCTGCGAGCTGAGTGCCGTTCTTAGTATCGTAAGCACCGTCGATTACTTTAACAGGAGCGGGTGCCACTGTCAAGCCAATCTCTTCTAGCCACTTCTTGGATACGACGATGTTTGCATTACGGCCTACCGCACCAAGCAAGTCAGTTATGCTGACTCTGACAAATGATGTTGATCCCTTGGGACGGCCTCGCTGCTTCTTCTTTGGTTCGTTCATCGCGCACATTATATATAGATTAAAATGGAGCGCAAGCACTTTTTGGATTAAAATCCACTTTCTCAAACGTATAAACGTGTAAATATATATATGAACTTAATTGTAGTTTCCCATTTGACTACAAATGAAGGATTATATTTTCGTTACTTAACTATGATGGCAGCAAAAAACATTTGTATGAATATACTAGTGGAAGCACAAGCCCAACAAAGAGATTATTACTATAAATTATTAAAACAAAAAGGTTTAAACGATTATGTAATGGATTTTGTCACGCCAGAGGAAAGAGAAGAAGGAATAAGATTAGATACGGAGAGTAACTTCCCGCTCACTGTAATGACACAAAAGATTAATCACGATAATGTAGCCAGTTTAATACTACAAATAAAATCATTGGCTTTAATTAAACAAAGTTTATGAAAAAGGGGGTTACACTATTTGAAACCCTTACTGTGATCTTAATCATTGCAATTATATCAGCTATTTTAATCCCTTCTGCTTACGGTGTCTACAGGATTTTTGTAAGGATGACAACAAAAGAAAAATCTTATTATTATTACAACACAGATCCGAATTTAGAATACAGAAGAAAAAGTGATGGTGTTCTCTGGGATAGAGAGGATAGAAATTTTGACAGATGAATTTTTTAACAAAACATTTAAAAGAAAGTAACTTAAGTTATTTAGAACACCTAATTTGTGCTTGGTTTTTCGCTGCACTGCACATTGTTATTGTTCCTATAGCCTTATTTCATGGAATATTTCCTTTTGTTCTAGGAGGATTAGGAAAGAAACTAAATTTAAAAATAAGAAATAGATACTTTGGTCTTGTAGAATTCTTTCAGAAAAAAAAGAAATAAATTTTTATAAAATATACGCGCTTATTTGAAAAAATATCATTAGATCTGGGCTTAAATTACCTTCAACATCACCCAAGTAATAAATCTTGTAGCTGGCAACCAATTACAACAAGCCTCGATCCACCAAACCCAAAAGCGATACATTATATATATTTCAAAAGCTCGGTGGTAATCCTCTTTTACCCGCTTCCAAATCCTAAAGTCTGGACCGTTAGCCTCTATATAATATCTCTTTTGATCGTCGTATTCGTATTCCTCTAAGTATATTAGACACTTGCCGACCTGTTTACGCCGCAAAAATTTATTTGGTCTTTTTGTAACATCGTGCATTGATCTCTGTGCCTAGACAAAACCCTAGGTTTTTACACAGGAATCACACAATTTAAGTATGAAGTTTATTCATGAACCACTCTGGAATATCTCTTGTAGTCCACTTAGCAAAGTAAGACTTCTCGCCATTGTAATAAGCACGATATGCTGTAACAGCACAATCGTTTTTGTATTCTTCTGGCATAGCCTGAGCAAATGGTGTAAGACCTTTCCTTGGTAGATTTAATTGATTATAATTACAGCAACACCAGTGTATTGTATCTAGTGACTTATGCACCTTACCATAGCGCCTAGTGTATTCCTGACACATAGCATGGGCATGATCTAGTAACCACTCATAGTTTTCTTTTGATTCTCTAGCCCAGATGGTGCATGGATGATTGTAAAAGGCTCTCTTGTATGGAGCTTCGCCTTCGGGGAAACAAGAACAAAGCATTTGCGCTGACTCTAGGATCATCTTGACTACATGCTTATCACATAGCTGCTTTGCTGCTGTTACTGGGTTGTTATCTACTACAAATATATTCATTTTAAATTGGTGCGCCCAGCTGGATTTGAACCAGCGACCTGCCGATTATGAGTCGGATGCTCTAACCACTGAGCTATAAGCGCGTTTGGTAGGTGCAGTGGGAGTCGAACCCACACTGGACGGATTTTAAATCCGTTGTCTCTGCCTATTGGACTATGCACCCATCTCATTGTCAACGAAATATTTCGTCAACGTCTTGAGTCTATCATCTGCATCAGTAAGCAAATCTAAAGATTGTCTTGCATTTTTCCAGAAGTCATCTGTGGAGTGATCTCCTATACCAGAGGCTTTATTTGATAGCAAATCTAAAGACAATAAAGCTTTAGTTCTATCTGCGATAGCTTCAGCATGAAGCATAGAGTATAATGTATCATTCATTATATTTAGGATAAGGGTTGTCGTTAGCTATTTTAAAACAAAATTTAAAAGAATCGTCCCACTCGCTCTTTATTTGAGAATCCTGTGGTGTGCGCGGTGGTAAATATATACTTAGATTATTTTCTATGCAATACTTTAGTAATTTTACTGTCTCTAGACTATCCGTATGTTTAGCCACTTTGACATCCCACTTAGTATTTTGTATCTTATTATAGTCACCTTTTAAAACTTCTTCTAATGCTTGAATAGTTAAATCATCGCACTTTTCACAAAAATCTAGCTGTGATAAGTCAGTGTTATATTTGAATTTTTTAACATTTAAAATATCACCAGAATCTATTTGCTTATCTATTTTCATTATAGAAACGCCCCACTCACCATTGTTGAGCATCCTACCCCACACCAAGGATGCTCCACCTTGAACGTCAGGTAAAACGGCCCCATGATTACCTATAACATCAAAATAATTTATTATTGATTCAGGAACAATTCTTGAATCTCCAAGTGAAATAATTAAATCAATGTTTTCCTCTATGCAATATATTTCAAATTCAATCCATTGATCAGATTTAATTAATCTCGCATCGTCACACTCAAACAACAAAGAATCGTAAGATACAGAATTTACTTTTTGCGCGAGAGATTTCTCACTTAAACCTAATATAAGTTTTACTTCAACATTAGGTAATAACTTTAAATGAGATAAACCTTTAAGAGTCAACCTCGTATTGCCTACAACAGCTACTTTAGTGATAGAATCTTTTTTGACCATCTTTTAGCCATTTCGTTATAACCTTCATGAGTAAAGTGAACACCATCAATTAAATATTCCTCCATTTTATCCATGAGACAGATATCAAAGTTAAGATGCTCTGATAGATTTTTAATAACTTTATTATACTTTGTTGTCCAGTTTCTATTTTTAGCATAGTAAGGACTAAAGGTCAGAGTAGGTAAAGTCCCGACAATAGGGATCATCCCATTAGCTTGGATAGATTGAATAATCTGTATTAAGTTATCCTCATAAATACTTAAAGGAGTGGGTTTTTTAGTGTCGTTAGTTCCTATGAGGAGCAGACATATTTTACAATCTCTATTAGATTTTATGATATTCCAAGATCTTCTCAATAGGTCAGAACTAGTCTCGCCATTTATACCATAATTATGGCAAATATAAAACTCCTTAGTCTTCTGTGATAGTATTTTACCTAATTCAGCAGGATAAGAACGTCCATACCTATCTCTAGCTCCATAAGTCAGGGAATCTCCTAAACACAATATCTCATTCCAAATCATAATTATTATTTTGCTTTTACATGAATCGGTCCTCCCCTACGGGGTAGGTGTCCTTATTTGCGAAATCCTGTTCGATCTGGGATCTCTGCTCCATAAGCATTGCTTTCGCGAGGATAGCATAGTTTACGATATCATCGCAAGCATCTTCTACAGTTTCATTAGGAACAGATAACTCCTTATCGTTAGTAAAGGAACGAATCCTTTGTATTTTGTCGATCACACGGAGAAGTAACCCCTGAACAGGATGTATGTTCAGGATTTTAGATGCATTAAAATTAGCAAAAGGATCTGTAGCTCCCCTCCCGCCTGTGTAATCGCTATTTTTCTTTTCCATGATTACCCTACAAGTCTTGCAGGTTTCATCATGGAGTTGTAAAAGTTCTTTAGATGTCATCTCCAATGCGGACATTGACAAGAATCTCAACACGATTCTTTACTTTTATAAGAGTAACAAAATCACCAGCCTTAGCAAACTTTTTAAGTTTAGTAATTGAGATACGCTTGTCGCCTCGGGTCTTAGCTCGGTAAAAAGTAACCTTAGCTTCGGTGCCATCGGCATATGCGGCTTCAAGAGGTTGACGTTGACCACATTCAGCCTCGTTATAATCAAAAGAAAAGTCTTTGGCTAAAGCACAAACACTCTTATTTGCGTCGATGATACTCTTATTGAGCATCGTTTCAGTTATGTTAATTACTGCTGTATTCATTTTCTTGAGAGATGTGTAGAGGAGATACTGTATTCTCCATCTGCACCTTTTGCTATTGATTTAAACGTATACGTATCTTGATCTAATGCGGGGACAGTTTGTCCATTCAGCAACGTGAGGTTATGGTCCTGCTCTAAAATGTCAAGCATTTTTCTCAACTGAAATTTTGTCAAGGTAACTTTGACTGGGATCTCCTTTACTCTCTGCTCATCTTTTGGATAGGAGACTTTTATTTGTTCTACTTGCACTTGATTTTTTTTCAGTAGAACTGCTCCGCTTACAACAGCGCAGCACAGGATTGAACTAATCACTAATATTTTCATTGTATTAATAAGTATACTATTTCTTCGTCGGTAAATAAATTTGGATTCTCAGCAGCTAAATTTAGCATTTGTTCTATTCTATAATCTACATCAGGGACCATAGGTATTGGTTGTCGTGCCCTTTCATATTCTTTATACCGTTTATGTCTCTCTGGGAATCTAATCACTGGATCATCTAGTAAACGCTCTGCTTCCTCTAACTCTATATCTAAACGTATGACCGTGCAAACAAGAGCGATTATAGTCCCACACAAAACTCCTAATATAATATTTTTCATTGTTTCAATCTTCTTCATCTTCTAATCCATCTAAATAATCTTGCAGTCTATCTGTCGCGTCTTCTATTTGATCGCCTGTCGCAGACTCAATATAATAGCCTTGTTGTTGCACTTCAAGCGCTAATTCAATTAATACTTCTATTTGTTCTTTGAGAATCGTGGACATAATCTATACTGATAACAGCGTCTTTTGTGATTAGTTTCTCTGGATAGCTTTTTACTATAGCTACTGCCTCTTCTGGAGTTTCCGCTAGAATCTGAAATCTGTTGATGAGTTTGACTCCAACATCAAACTTCTTTAATTGTTTTTTTGAATTCGTCATATTGTTTTTTGTATAAAGGAAACACAACATAATCAGTCATCCTAACTATTGCTTCTTCTAAATTATCATCGTCTAGAATGTTTGTCAAGCCACTAACTGCGAGTGCAGCATGGACCGTCTCATGCATCAAAGTGTCAAATGCTTCTTCTGGTTTTAAACCAGCACGAACCCTAATAGTTTTTGTGTCGATATCCATGTCGCCAAAGTCTTTAATTTTACTTAAAACGATTTTAAAGTCAACACCCCCGACTTGTATTGTATCGGGTAAAACTGTATTTTTTCTAGGCATTAATTATCGTGATTATTAAATCTCCTGTTTATATGCTTTTCCCAGATGTCTTGTTCTTCACTCTGGCCCTCTTGCTGCTGTAAAATTAAAGCTGTAACACTTTTATTATAAATATGTAAGGGAAAACTAAATAATGTCTGTATACAAGACACTACCCCAACATAAACCGACAAGACAACTCCTACGGTCAGACCAGCTACAATTGCTGTAGCCGCATAACTTATTTTCGCTAATTTAATATTCATTGTATACAGTGAGACAAATTAAGATTTATTTACAGCATAGTGCCAGTTACAAGCAAAAAGTCAAGTAGAAAAATTCAGGATATCGAAAAAAGGTGTAAATTGTAGTATGCCCAATAACTTACAAAGTAGATTACATTCAAGCACAAGCGTAAATTCAGGCGATTGGGCTGATTTTAGAGCAGAAATCACAGGATCGTATGGAGTCAGTGGCAGCAATGAATATTACTCCCAACATATTATTAGGGAGTATAATCGTAAAGTTTTTAATCTTGAGCCTTCTATAACGGGCACAGCACCTGCTACAACAGGATTACTATTAAGACCTTTTGATGCTGGATTTAGTTATTTAGGAACAGGTGATTTCCCTGCTTACCCCTAAACTTTTTTGATTGGAATTTCGTATTCTTGATAAGGTAAATACCACACACTAGGGCAACCTACTAAAACATCTTTTAGTGTTAGCATAGACATCATATCCTTACGACCTGAACGACGATAACCTTTATATAGAGAATCATTTATATTTTTAGCTGGATCTCTTAGGTCACATTTCTCTTTAGCTAAATTAAAAAGCTCAATATTTTTAGCATGTAAAAAGAAAGCCCCAAAATCAAAGGCTATCCACATTGGTGTGCCCTTTTGATTACACCAACCAGTTTTACCTACTACATTCATAAATTCTAGAAGGATTTTACCCTCCCTAGTGGAGTTTTTAATTCCTTTTAAATCTACAGTTTCCCCATTTACAACAAAATCAACATGTCCAATGTCTTGTTGTTTACCCGTCTTCTTTATATCTAAACCAGCAGACAAACAAGAATGTTGATAGCGCTTAACTGATTCATCCATCAACTTTTTAGTGTGAGCTATGTGGGATGATCCTGACAACCCTTTAGCTTTATTTGACATCATATGCCTATAATATAGTTTAATTATTATGAGTCAATAAAAAACCCCCACCGTTTAGGTGGAGGTTCTTATAAGCCCAGACAAAGAATTAATCTTCGCCTTTATCTTTGGCTTTTCCTATGTTTAAGGCAGCCCAGTCAATAAATCCGTAGACTTTAGCCCAGAAACTGCCCCTCTTTGGAGTAGGTGTAGCCGCTGTGATAGCAGAGGCAAGAGCGATAGCTGCTGTAGCTACGCCGAACCAAGGGTTGTCCTGAATTAATTGTATAATAATGTCCATGATACTAGTATTTACACTTTTTATCTGCCTTGACCCCTATATTTTTTCTTATAATGCTTACTATTCTTGTTAAAAGAGGTCTTTTTCCTAGAGTTGAATCCTTTATAGCTCTTTTTTTTCTTCTCCTCGTAAGAGGTTCCTGATTTTTTTTTCATTTTATTTATAATCTTGCGGAAAGTTTAGATAAGCGAACTTTGGATCTAACTCATAAGCCTTCTTGTCATAAGCTTTTGCTGCTTCAATTTCTGTTTCGTAATTACCTATGTGACCAGATTTATTACCTACAACCCGTAGCAGATCCTCCTCGCTCCCCTTCTCAAACTGTAATCTTGCTCTCCAAATCTTCTTTTTGTATCGCTTATCATTCTTACTAACTCCTTTGAACCCAGTTTTCGGTCCTTTACGACGATTATTTTGAGCTTTAGTAGCATAAGATAGGTTATTTACATGATTATTGAATGGGTTCTCATCGGGCCAATGTTCAACATCATATTCGCCCTCTATAGGATGTGGATCGGGTCTAGGACCGATAAATTCTTGAGCCACCAAAACATGAATTGCTATACGTTGACTTTTGCCCTCGTTAAATAAGTGGACAGATTTATAAGGAGACTTTTTAGTGGGTTGAGACGCTAAAAACTTTTTTGATTTATTACTCCAAACACCCCTATTATCTGGAAAGATGAAATAATTAGGGAATCCTTGTATCTCTTTTGCCTGTGATAAATCTATTTTATTATTTTTCATTTATCTTTTACAAATTTGCCATCAACCATCTTGCCAGTCCTGTTTTTAATCTCATCATAAGCCATCTGCAAACAATAAGTAGTGTCAAGATTCACCATTCTTGCCGCGATGATAATCGTGACAAGCATATCACCAATGCCATCAGCGACTTCATCCTCTGCTTTTGAGATAGATTCCTGATCAACAGCAGATGTCCGATATTTTTTAACAGCAAGAATTGTTTCATCTAACTCTTCTTGAGTCTTATCTAACTGCGCTAAAGCATCTCCTTTATCAAAAATGCCGCGCTCTGCTGCCCAGTCGATGACTTTGCCGACTAATACTTCGTAGTTATCCATTAGTTTATGTTTATGTGTTTAGGTGAGATTTCATGTATTTCTACGCACAATTTTGTTATTTCATAACCGCTCATGTCCTTGGCCTTATCTTTTAAATTTCTTAAATGCTCCATGTAGTTATGGTAAGTCTCTGACTGAGGGATAGAAACTTTTCTTGTGTGATCATAGATAGCATGATCATAGACCTCATACTTCTCTGGGTCTATTTGACGCTCTATGGGATCGTAATTAGTATTACCAACTACGTAGTTAAATATATCAGCTTTCTCTATCTTGATACGCATCGAGAGCATGATAGCCATCTGATGGCTTTAGTCAAGCTTTTTCTGCTTCAACTTTTCAAAAGCTGGCTCATAGGCTTTAATTGCAGCCCTTAAATTTTTCTTTTTGTCAGGATCAGAAGTCCTTTTCAATGCAACCTTGGCTCTTTGTATCATCACAAGCATAGCTTGGACTTTGTGAGCATGTTTCCTATTTGAGTTTTTAATTTTTTTAATTGACTCAACAGCAGTCTTAGCATCCTTAAAACCTAATCCTTTGATTGTGCCCTTTGGGTCTTCGTCCGTATATAAATCAGAATGCTCGGATTTTGGCCTCTTGGTGCCGTCTTTTTTCTTTTCTGGTATTCTTTTTTCGTCCCCCTTAGATTTGTAAGCACCGCCCCTTTTCTGTCGCTTACAATATTGCTTCTGACTAAAACCCTTTGGGTTGTCACAATCAATAGAGCGCTTTCTCTTAGCGCTCCACTTACTAGCTCTGATTTGCTCAGAGAAATCTAACTCCCATTCCATTACAGAATCCTGATTCTACTTCTAATCTTAGAAACATGGCGCTTCTTTTCTAAAACAGAACCACCCTCTCTGCTACCCGCACCATTAGTATTACCCTCTATTGTTGTCACATAACCACTTGAATCAATATCTTTGACTGCTATGCCGATGTGAGAGAAACTAAACACAACTATATCACCAGCTTTGATATCTTCGTTTGTAGGTTTTCTCAACTCAACACCGTTACCAGCTTGTTTTTTAGCCCAGTTCTCAAAGTCCCAAGCACCAGCAGTTTGAGGTTTTTTAAATGCGACTGTCTCTCCATCTATGGCTTCTCTTACTAACCAACAAATAAAAGCAGCACACCAAGGCCAGCCCTTATCTGGATCTAACCAAGTGGCAGCTTTATATTCATCTACTCTTGGACCACAGTTACTACCATCAACTTCTGATACCCCTATTTCTCCACGCGCTAACTGAACCATCTTCTCTGCTATGCTACCAGTAGCATTAGCAGTCTCTTTTGTTGACAGTTTAGCTAATATAGCATTCCAAGTCACAGGACCATCAGCACCGTCAGCAGAAACACCAAGGAGTTTCTGGACTGCTTTTACAACTTCTTTTTTACCTCTGAAATTCATTTATATACAACGTGTTTTATGAGATGTGCATATGGACATTACGATTGATAAAACTATCGCGAGAATCATAAAGTCTCTATATTGACTTATTTGACCATACAACTCCTCTGATTTTCTTTCATTATAATACATCTTTGTATCCATTATGTTATTGATTGCATCAATTGTTGGGTCTGTCATTTGATACATTAATGGAATAGACGCTTTTATTTTATCTATATCATTATTGTTAGCCCACTTAATAAGTTGATCAACGTATAGGCTAATTTTTTCCTCTTGAGCAAAAACAAAATCTGCATATTCAGTCTCATCTTCTGTGATACTATCTTTATATCCCTCTAAGTATTCATCTTTATTCTTGCTCTCCTCTTCAAGAACATCAACCATTTCATTTGTTGATATGACACCATGAGATGTTTTGATGACAGAATCAACTATGATTACACCATACCAATCAAAACACATACCTATCTCCATAATAGAAGCCTCTGACTGACGGGCGTTTTCTTCTAAAGTATTATTAATGTTTTCTGTAAGAAGAATGCCTCTCCAAGAGAAAGCTAAACAGATAGCAGCTAAACAATATACTATAAATTTAGGTCTCATTTTTTAATAAATTTTTCTGGGTTTTTAGCGAATCTTTCTCCTAAACGAACTATACCAGATATAACTTCAGGGCTTACCACGCCTATAATACCGTATGTGATAGCTTTAGTCAGCGATGAGACATCTGTTTGCTCTAAAACAAACCAAGCTATGCCAGCAGCAATAGCAGCCGTCAATATTCTCTTAAGCTGTTGCTTAACGGATAATTCATTTTGGCCTGACAAAAGTCTAGCGAACATCGCAGCAGCGCCAACCAGCGGAACCAACCACCCTCCGTTAAGAAATTCCTTTATAATAGATTTTTCGGGTTCCATGTTTACTTATTTACACCTGATACAAAAAAAAGCCCCCTTCGCAGGGGGCTTAATTTTAATTTTTTTAAAATAGATTAGAAGCTGTATGTAAGACCAGCACTAACTACCCAATCTTTTTCGAGCGAATAAGCAGTGCCGTCAGCATCATTATCGTTAAATGATAGTTCAGCGGATACTACTGCATCCTCTGTCAGATGATAATCAGCAGCTAGTCCGACTTCGATTGCATCGTAAGAGTCAGCAAAGTTTACAGCGATAAAAGGACTAACAGTAAGTCCCTCAACAGGAGTGGTGAATTCACGGGAAGCAGTAAGCTCAACGCCATATCCTGCATTTGATCCAAGCTCATGCCAGAGAGTAGCTCCAACTTCAACCCAATCAAACCCATAGACAGCTCCGACTCCGACTTCCTCCCAGCCACCATAGCTAGAATCAATCTTTTGGAAGTAAACTTCCGTATCCAGAGTCACATTGAAAAGCGTAAATGGAGCACCCCAAGCGATATTTACGTCCGCTTCGGTCTCACCATCAGCCCTGTGAAGGTCGATTCCAACAGATGCAAGCCCACCAGACAGAGGAGAGCCAAGTAAAACAGAGGCACTAATAGAGTCATCTCTAATAGCCAAACCTCCACTCGTAGAGGTATTGCTATAGGCAATACCAGCTTCAACAGAAACGCTATCCGTAAGAGTAGCGTGAGAACCTGCGTTACAAATAGCAACGCCCAACATTGTGATAAGACTAATTATTGTCTTCATTATTTACGTATTTAGTTTATTTATGAGAACCTGTCAAGGGTGAATTTTTGTTGAATATACCTTTGTAGTATATCTCCCTCTCTAACCTCCTGTATCTAGCATCCGAATGCCATATCTCGTCAGTTAGAGGAGTGTATGTGCCATCCTTGGTAAGCACAGGGTTATTCTTCTTCAATCTCAGCGTAGAAGGCTGATAGATGTTCAAATTGCCTAGTTTGGTAGTCGAGCTGCCTCCGCAAGATGTCAGCACGATCAGCGTCATTGCTATGGCCAGTAGACCTAAGTTTTTCAATTTCATTTATAAGTTGAGCTTCAGTATTTCTATGCTCTCTATGTAAATCATAGTAGAACTTTTTGTTTTTTAGAGTCAAGAACAACTCTAAAGACTTAATAAGAGATTTAATTAGACTTAACACTTGATCTTTTCCTGCATGAGAAAACTTCTTTTTCCTCTCCATTTTCACGAACTTCTTTCACTGAGCCTTGAACAGACTTAGCGCAATCAATTGCCCAATCAAGGGCACCATCTAGTTGATTACTGTAACAATGATGATACTGACCTTTTTGGTTGTATACTCTATATGAAACACAATTCATTTATTTATGAGGCTGGAATTCTAACGCTATTTTACCTGCGGTTGTTTTGTCATCTGACAGGAATCCGTGGATTAAAACACGATCAGTCAGAAAGTCAACACTTTTTTCATCAAAAAGATATTTTTTATCGTCAAAGAATAATTCTCTTATTATTGTTCTTGGACCTTTTCTAACAAAGCCCATCTCTGATTTTTTGCCCATCAGATGCTCTGTGGTTTTATTAGTGCCTACTACTTTAAATACTACACTCATACGATTTCTTTTACACCAAACCAATGTTTTTTCTTTGTCTTCTAAGAATATAACTCGTTTTTGAAATATTTCAATCCATTTTTTAAATGGCTCTACGTTGTGTATACGCGCTATTTCACCCCTAGTGTAGTTTTTATTGTATTTTTTTTGTAATGAATCAAGTAATTGATACGCTCCTAAACCAAACTTTTTACTAGAGAAGCCACATTTATTACTCATAGCAAAGGCGAAATGTAAATGTATATTTATTTCTTCTACAGACACAAAATAATAGGCTATTGGCCCCTCAACCTCTTCTAAGCAGTAGATGCTACAATCACAAAGATCTGTAAACGTGCTTTTTATTTTTTTATTTCTTAACTTGGGAGATTTAAGACTGCAAAAACTATAAGGTTTTGACCTGATGCAATAATCAAAAAAATCTGGCCAAACCAAACCACAGTCTTTTATCTGTGTAATTTTCACTTCTTTATAATATTATATTGTAATAAAGTGTAAAGTAAAATATGGCGGGAGAAGGCAGAAATAAGGTAGCAAAGAGTCTTTTAGACTTACAACCAACAGCTATATTAGAATTTTTTATATTTGTTCCAGATGCGATAAATGACCCAACTACTGATTTCGCTTTTCATGGAGGCACTATTTACGATAAAGCGTTAACTTGGCAAGGTAGAAAATATGAGCCTATTGCTGTGGAAACTGATGGATTTGACTTATTAGCTGACGGACAATTAGCTAGACCTAAAATAAAAGTAACAAATCATAACAATATTGTTACTAATTTACTACAGAATCATAAAGACTTTATTAACGGTAAATTAATTAGGAAAAGAGCGTCCGTAAAGTTTTTAGATGATGTCAATTTCGACGGTGGGAACCCTTTTGGTGTGGCAGATCCTACTGCTGAACTCACCAGTCAAGTTTGGATAGTAGGTAGAAAGACACAAGAATCTAAGTTGTTTGTAGAGTTTGAGCTAAACTCTCCTTTAGATTTAGAAAATTTTACGATAAACAGTAGAGGTGTAGTAGCAAAGTTTTGTTATTGGCAATACAGAGGCGAGGGTTGTAGATATGAGGGTTTCCCTATTGAAAAAGAGGATGGATCTCTTTTCCAAAATGTAGATGGTGACGCTATAGTTCCGAGCGTTAGGTCAAGTTATACTAGCCCCCTCTCTCCAGTAAATTTTTACAATGATCCAGATGCAGAGTGGTCATCAACTAGATCATATGTAGCAGGTGATATAGTTTACGTTATAAGTCCGACTATTGCAGTTGCAGATCAATATGGTTCAAATCCCAAAAATTTAAAAACCGTATATGTATGCGCCAGTGGTAATTCTGGTCAATCCCCTGAAGGAAATCCTAGTTTTTGGCAAAAAGACGGATGCACTAAAAAATTTGCAGCCTGTCAAAAAAGGTTCAATGAATCTAATGAGATATCTTTTATAAGAGGGCAAAACATTCTTTCAGGATTCAGCGGCGTAAAATTTTCAGGAGCTGCGAGCAGTGATGGTTATGTTGGCCCAATAAATTCAGGATTATTCCATACTACGGAACCAAAGATAACTGGAGCCATGACTGGCGACTTTACTATAATAGGTTGGGCTAATATGACTCAAAATAGTCCCCTTGGAGCTGGTTTATTTAGCACCACAAAACGAGATGGCGATTCTTGGCCAGCATCTCAATACATAAACATTTTAGGTGGGATTAGTGATCCAAATGATAGAGAAATAAATCTCTATTTTCAAGGCACACAGATGCATAGAACTCAGCAGGGAGTTCGATTTGTTAATTCAAACGGGACTTTAGGAGGGTATGTAAACACATATAATACAAATAATATTGCAACCATGCAGGGT